CTCACGATCCTTCCTGTTCGCGCCTACGTGCACGCTCAATGACTTGTTTCAACATGGCGTCGTCGATGTGCTCTACGTCGGCGATCTCAACACCTTGTGTGATAAATACCTGCCAGTTGAATCCATGACGTTCGCAGAACTGCCGAGCGCCGCGATTGCAGAACTTGCAGGCCATCATGTCGGCGTGCGTTATGCGGCTCACTTCTTACCACCGCCACCGCTCTTGATCTCGGTCGTCAGCGAATCGCCATACCAAACGACGTTTGACCGCTTGATGATCACTGTGCCGAATATCACGGGGATACTTGACCCCTCTTCGGCAGTCGGTGTTTCGAGTTTTCCGGCTTCCATCGGAGGACCGGATGTCTTTGCGCCTGACTGCATTGCTACCGATACGACCATCAGTATCAGGTAGATATAGAACATCTCGTAACCCATGATTCACCTCAGTACAGAGTCGTCCCGCCGAACGGGTTTTTCTTCGGAATGTGCTCCATGCCGCCGAAGTTGAGCGAGTTGTTGAACTTCGTGTCACACATGGATGACAAGTGGTCACAGCCAGGGTACAACGTCATCACTGACCCTGGGATCAGCCCAACAGGTACAGACGACAGAACGATATGGCCGTCAGCGTACGACGACAGGATCATTCGCATTTCCTTGTACCCGGTCGAAGCGTGCACCCACTCAGCGTAGCCGCCCGAGAAGTAGCCGTCGACGAAGGAGGTCAGCGATGCCGCCGTGGCAGAAGTACCCGTGACCGTCGCGACGGTGTGGGTCGACTTGAATGCTTCTTTGTCGACGTTACACAGGCCAAGCCCTTGCCCATAAAGTGCGTGCGGACATTGGGTGCTGTACTTGCGCCGAAGACCCATGCGCTTCAGCGACGACCGGACATTCTCAACGGTCAGTTTCAGCCACGGGTACTCCCACTCCGAGTTGACGATCCGACCTTTCCAGAACGCCTTTGCCTCGACATCCTCGACGTGCTTGACGAACAGGGTTGCACCGACAACACCGGAGGGCGGCTGCACGCGGAACAACTCGCCTACCGGGCAATCCTGGGCAATGCTGATCGTCAAGGTTGTCTTCGCGATCTCGCCAGATGTCTTCAGGGCGTCGTGTTCCATCGGCACCGGGTTGTAGGTGCGACCGTCGTACACAACTTGCCGCTCAGCCGTCGTGTAGCACCACACGTTCGTGAGGTACGAGATGAGCAGGAGTTCAATCGGCTTCCCGCTGTCGGCACTTGTTTCCTGGGATGCGAAGCTCATGTCTTTACCGTGGTGAAAGTTGTCTTCGGCGTTGCAACCGTATCGGTCTGCCAAGGAATCACGATCTTGTCCGTAGCAAGCCGACAACGCATCAGTAGCCGCAATCGCACGTTGTCATTAACACCAACAGTTGTACCTAAAACCGAGTCAAGTTGCAACTCTGTCGTGTTCGTCGAGTAGTTCGGTGCCATCGCCAGGATACGCCGATAAACCATCTGACCTGAAGGAAGGGTGATCGCCAACCTGTCACGCTGCACGTCGACACCGTTCATGCCGTTGAACCAGATGCCGTTGATCTTGAGGTAAAGCTGATTTGCCGAGTTGCTTCCGGCCAACTTGAAATCCTCGTTCCACGAGGGTATCCAGCAAGTCTTGAGTTGGCCCGACAGTCGCCCCATCAGTTTGCGGAACTCGATAATCTCAGCACGGCTTTTCAGCAACCAGGACATCGGCTTCGCGATGCGAGAAACAGTCTCACGTTCGAAATACCCGATAGCGCCAATGCCCGAATCAACCGTGTCGAACGCCCTGGTGAAGTCGCTGATCACTTGGGTATCCCAATTCGGGTGATGCGTGATCACCTCATAGCCGTCGTAGATCGTACCCGCTGCCCCGGCAGGTAGGAAAGGGTTCGTCACTTCAGGGGCAGTCTGGAACGAGATCGACGAAATGTTCAGTGCCGCACTGCTCGGGCGGCTGATCTGTACTGACGTGTCGAGGTGTCCGACGACGAGCGGGATGACCTTGATCCCGGCAGACCATGCTCTGAGCACACCCGTCACGAGCGTCAGGTGGTCGGCGTAGACCGTGTCGATCTGGACCACCTCGAACGACTGCTGATTCTCATAGACCACCACGTAGTCGCCCGGTTGGAAGCTCAGCGTGTCGGTCGTCAGCGGGAGCGTCGTTTGGCCGATGTTCACAGTCGATGTGAGTTTGCCGATGTCAGTCCATACCGGCAGGGCGAAATACTTGTGCTGCCATCCCCACAGGTACGTCTCCAACATGCTCGCCATCTCGCCGCCGACCAAGATGCTGTAGTCGAACGACCGACGCGGAACTTGGCGCAACTGACGACGCTGCTCCGTTCCGCTGAATGACCGCAACACGTCGGTCTTGAACTCGATGGACTCGGTGACAGGGGTCTTCCAGTTCGGTGGGAAAGGGAAGACCCGTGTCTGTTTGCCGTGCAGTGTGTAGTTGAGGATCGGTTGCACTGATTACCCCTTACGCAAGCATCTGTTTGATGGCCGTGCGGTTCGCACGAATCACGTTGACCACCGAGCGTTCACCGGCCTGACTGGACAATCCCTCGCTGACCACACTTGCACTGTCGATCATGTTCATGATCTTCACGTTGGTCTGGGAAGGTTGCCCACCGGCACCACCGTTGAGCACGTTGCGCGGATCAGCAGCGGTCAGGACTTCCTCGTTCTTCTTGAGGATCGTCGGGTACTCGTCCGAGGCAAGACCAGCGATGCCGCCACCGTGGTAGCGAGGCGCACCGGCAAACCACTCGGGACGGGCTTGACGCGTCGTACCGCCTGCTGCACCGACGACACCTCCTGTGTGCTTTGAGCCGACAATCATGCTGGCAAGCGACCCCATCCAGCCACCACCGCCACCCATACTCTGCAGCGCATTGAGGATCATCTGCTTCATGATCATCGACGCGATCTGCCGCAGGAAGTCAGCCGCGAAATTCAGGAATGCGTTCTTGACCTGGGAGATACCGTCTCGCCACGATTGGAAGCCGAGTGCTGACTTTGCAATCGCGTCACCCATCGACATGAATGCGTTGGTGCCACCCGTCGTCATGTTGTCCATGATCTTCTGAGTGACCTGGGCTTCAGCAGTCAGACCCTTGCCGCTGGCTGACGCTGCGACCATCTTCGCACGCATCGCCTCAAGAGCGACGACGTTCTGACCTGTTGCACCAGCACCGGCAAGCATTGCTTCGGCGTAACGCAGTGCCTCGTCAGCGGTAGCCTGGATACGCGGCTGAATCTCGTTGATCGCTACCGTGGCTTGGCGATTGGCTTCACTCTCGGTCAGAAGGCCAGCCTGTTGTTGCGAGTTGATCGTGTCGAGTTTCGCCTTACGCTCAGCCAGCAAAGCATTGATCGAGTCCTCGTAATACTTCTGCTGCTCAAGGTTCTGCAGTTGGACAATCCCACTGTCCAGTCGACGCTTTTGCTCGTCAGCCGGTGCGGTACTGCGGCCATTCGTTTCCAGCTTGGCACGGTAGTCGGCGATCTCGCGATAGGTCTGCTCATACTGCAACTTGACGGCATCAAGGCGTGCCTGAAGATTGGTCTTCTCGTTGCGACCACCAGCGGCATCGACGGCTTCCAACTTGCGCTGAAGCTGTTCGCGCTCTTTCTCAAGGGCATCGTTGAACTTGCGGGTTTCCTGCAACTTCAGTTCGGTGACGTTTTGAGACAGACGGGTTTCCATCTCGGCACCATCTTTGCCGCCGAACTCTTTGACCTTCTTCAGCAGTTTCTTGTAGGTCAGGTCAATAGCTTCAAGGCGACGAGCCAGTGAATCCTTCTCGTTCTTCTCGATGCGAGCCTCGATAGCGGTCAACTCGTTCTCAAGTTGCTCCTTGACCTTCAACCGCTTCTCGGCAGCAGCCTCATCCTCGGGGGCAGGTTTACCAGGGTTGATCTTCGACGGCTTCGGGGTGGCAGGAATTACCGTTGGGGTGCGTGCACCCGACTTCGGGTCTTTCCCGGCTTCGTTGAACATCTCCTGACCGACCTTGCGGATCGCAGCGAGATCGTCGGCCAACTGCTTACGGAGCTTTGCCGATGCATTCCCTACGCGGTCAACCTTGAACTCGATTGACGCGATGGCCTGATCAATCGACTTAGCCAACCCATCCTTGCCGACAGCCTTTGCCGCTGCCGAGAAGATGCCGAGTATCGATCTCACACCAGATGTGAGCAGGTTGCCCAGCTTGGCAAGACCGTCCATGAAGAACGCCGGGATTTCTTCCCAGATAATCTGAGCACCGTACTTGATCGTCGTCCAGGTTGCCTCGAATGCGACGACAAGCGATACGCCGAACTGCCGCACAACGCCGAACTTCGCTTGCAGGATCGTACCGATCTCCCATCCGACGAAGCCTGCCGTGAGCACCTTGAACGCGTTGCCGATATTGCCGACAGCGGTTGCAGCGATGGCACCTTCTGCCGCGACAGTCTTCAGCATTGCCGGAAGTGCAGCCAGTGCGATACCGAGGGTGGCTACTGCCCGAGCACCAAGGATGCCCAGACCGACGTACAACGTCTGCTTCACAAGCTCGGCATTCTCGACAATCCACCGCAACGACTGCGCCACTGCCGAGAAAGCGTCGGAAAGGTTCTGTGCGAACCGTTCACCGTCGGACGACTTCAGATAGTCGGAGAGCGTCTTCAGGAGTTTCGAGTATTCGTCGGCAAACCCTTTCTCAGCGACCAGTACCTTGAAGTCGAACAGTGTCGAGTTGAGGCGTTCTTGGTTCGCAATAAGGGACTGCGTAGCCTGGGGGAGACGGTCACCGACGATCTCCTTGTACTTCTCGGCAATCTTGATCAGTTGCTCGGAGGTGACCTTCCCCTCTTTCATCGCTTTGTCGAGTTGCGGGAACTGTTCTTTCAGGGCTTCAGCGGCAACCTGGAAGGCACCGAATAGTCGGTCACCCAACTGACCACGAAGTTCTTCGGCCTGGATTGTCCCTTTGGAGATGACCTGTTCGAGAGCCTTGAATACCCCGTCCATGTTGTCAGCGGATAGACCAGCCACCCGGCCAACTTCGGCAAACGACTCGAAGATGTAGCGAATCTCGTCACCGCCACGACCGGCCAGCTTGGCTGCTGCCGAGAACTTGGCGTAACCCTTCGCCGCTGACTCGAAACTCAGGCCAAGTCGATCAGCCTGATCACGGATATACTGGTACTCTTCGGCGATCTTGGCATTGTCGTTACCTGCCGTGAGTGCCAACTGGTTCTGAATGGCCTGCTTGGCATTCAGGGAGTCGATTGCCGCACCGGCACCCTGGATCGCCCCGTAGATGCCGACATAGGCTGCGATCAGCGACAACACCTCGCCGCGCATACGCTGCATCCAGGAGAGCGTCGTTCGACCACTGTTCTCGAACATCCCTTGGGCGGCAGTCGCCTCGCTCACCGCCGTGCCGTAACGCTTCTTGGCAGCAGCCAGATCGTTCATCGCCGACACTGAGCCTTTCGCGGCAGCGGTCAGACGGGCCTGTGCGGCAGCGAGGTCATTCGTGGACAATCCAGCATCGCGCATAGCGTCACGCAAGCCGCGTGTCACCGTCAACTGGTCAGCCAGGGACTTCTGAGCAGCCGAGAGTCGCAACTGAGCCTGACGCAACGAGGCTTGCAGTGCATCGTTTTGGCCGGATGAGTTGCGTACAGCGTCGGC